GAGCTTTACCACCAGTTCGATACGCTGATAGACGAGCGCCTGCGCAGGCGCACCGGGACATAGGCGAACCCCTCCCCTTTCGGAGCAGTGAAACTTAGATTCGCAAGCGCTCCTTAGCCGTTTTGCGCTTGCCTACCTTTGTATTTGACTTGCCTACGTCTGTATGAGACCATTAACGCTTTCGTAACAAGTCACATCAGCAGCGAGTGTGTTCATGGTATCGCAGCTGAAAACGCCTTTGCGCGCACCGGTGCTGCGCTTGGCGCCCGAGCTGTTCTCCGCCGAGCTCAGCGGCTGGCTGCATTACGGTGCGCGGCCAAAAGATGCCCTCCTCCTCGCCATCCTCGAGAATGATCTGCAGCGCACCTTCGCGCTCGGCCCGACGAGCTGGCCGCTGATCCACGCCACGCTGGTCTGGCTGTTCAACTTCGCACCGCCGCTCAGCTACGGCTCGGCGGCCGCGGTCGCCGCATGGGTGTGCCGCGGCGGCCTCTACGGAGGAAGCATGCAATGACTGTCGAGCGCTATTTCGTGGAGCCGCGCACGCCGGAATGGTTCGCGCTGCGCGCTCAGGATCTCACCATGAGCGAGATCGGCGCGGTGGCCGGCGTCGATCCATACGCCACCGCCTATGAAATATGGGCGCGCAAGGCCGGGCTCGCTTCCGGCCCGGAAGAAAACGCCGCCATGCGGCTCGGCCGATGGGCGGAACCGGCGGTCGCCTGCGCGTTCAAAGAAATGCACCCGGAATGTGAGATCCGCTATCCGCTCGAGCTCTATGTGCGCGACCCGGAACACCGGCTGGGCGGCACGCCGGACGCTAGCGGCTTCGACGGCGAGAGTTATCAAATCGCTTTCGAGTTCAAGGTCATCAGCCGCGCGTCCTTCGAAACCAACTGGTCAGGCGGCCCGCCGCTTTCCTACCAGCTGCAGACGCTCGGCAACGCCATGCTGCTCGATGCCGACTATGGCGTTCTGGCGGCCCTGGTGCTGGGCTGGCAGGATGCCGAACTGGTCGTCCACCGGGTCGAGCGCAACGGCCGCGCCGAAGCAGGCATCCGCACCATCGCGGCCCGCTTCTGGCAGGCTTTTGATGAAGGCCATGCGCCGACAGCGCCCGACTACCGGCGCGACGCCGATGTGCTGCGCCAGGTGTTCAAGCCGGATCCGGCCAAGCCTGCGCCGCTCGACCTCAGTGGCGACAACGAGATCCGCGACATTCTGGCAATGCGTGAAGCTCTCAAGACCGAGATCAAAAGTGCAGACACAGACTGCAAAAGGCTGGACGCCGAGATCATCCACAAGCTGGCCGGATCCACCGCCGCGATCCTGCCTGGCTGGAAGATCTCCAACACGATGGCGCACCGCGATGCCTACACCGTCGAGGCGAAGGACTATCCGGTGCTGAAGGTGACGAAGGCAAAGGAGAACGCAGCATGACCGACACCGCACTCGTTGAAAACAACAAGGTCAACCGCGAACTGGCCGACGCCATTTCAATCGGCAAGGGCGGCATCAACTTCGCCAATGCCGGCGAGGTGATGGAATTCGCCAAGATGATGGCGGCATCCGGATCCGCCGTGCCGAAACATTTGCGCGGCCAACCCGGCGCCTGCCTGGGCATCCTCGACGACGCCATCCGCCTCAACGTCAATCCCTATGCGCTGGCGCGCAAATCTTATTTCGTCAACGACCTGCTGGCCTATGAGGCGCAGGTGTTCATGGCGATCGTCAACGCGCATGCGCCGCTGAAAACCCGGCCCGATATCAAGTTCGAAGGCGAAGGCCAGGAGATGCGCGCCACCGTCACCGGCACGTTCCGCGACGGTTCGGTGCGCGAATACAAAAGCCCCAGGGTCGCTGACATCCAGCCAAAGAACAGCCCGCTGTGGAAGTCGGATCCCGGCCAGCAGCTGTCCTACTACAGCTTGCGCGGCTTCGCCCGCCGCTGGTGCCCTGAAGTGATCCTCGGCATCCATGACGTCGACGAGATGCGCGAGGCGGCCATGGTCGACATCTCGCCGAAGGAGGAAAAACCGGCCGCGCCAAAGTCGCTGGATGACTTTGCTGCCGCCGCCGAAGCAGGCCGCAAGAGCAGCCTCGACAGCTTCGCGGCGAGCGACGTATCATCCGCGCCTCCCCCTTCGACGGAATCACCGGCTGCCCCGACCCTTCCGGCTGGTGAAGGCAGCGGCGGCGAGTCTTTCCCCCAGGACAGTTCCGCCGCCGTTGCCGCCCCTACCCCCGCCCCTGGCATCCAGCAATGGGCCGACGACGAGGTGCGCAAGGATGCCGTCAGCCGGGCCCTGGCGATCGCCAGCCGCATCGATCTCGAGCTCGCCGACCGGCTCGAGCAGCTCGACGTCATGCGGATCGATCTGCAGGGACAGTTTCCTCATCCGTTCATCAGCACCTTGATCGAGACTTCCGCCAAGGTGGCCAGGAAGGAAACGCCGAAGGCCGCCGCGCAGAAGTATCTCACCTCGCTAAAGGAATAGCCGAGATGGACGTCCAGCCCGTCATGCAGGACCGCGACCAGGCGCTGGCCTTGTGGAAAAAATACCAGGCGCACTCCCTGGGCTCGACGGCGATCGACCACGAGATCGCCAGGCTGGCCAAGCTGGTGGCTGCCGGCAAGATCATGATCCGCGCGCTCGACGCGATCGTGAAGGCCGGCGCGGACGAGCAAGGCCGGCCGAAGCTGGCGATCATGCGCGCCGACCAGAAGCGCTGCTATCTCGACCTCAAGACCGATGGCTCGGCGATCATGCACAACGAGTCGCGGACCTGGCTGCGCTCCCGCTTCGCCGCCTCGCTGCGCTTCGACTTCCCGCCAGGCACGTTCGGCACCAGTGTGAGGATGCGACGCCTCGAGGCGATCGTGCCGCACATCCCGCCCGACAAGCGGCCGAAGCGCGGCCTGCAGAACTACCACATCCTGTTCGAGGCCGAGTGGCGGCGCGAGATCCCTGTCGACCCGATGCTGCTGCGCCGGGTCGGCACCAGCGGCGACCTGTGGGTCGTCCTGCATGTCTGGGAACTGACCGACATCGAGCGCGCCGCGCTCGCCGGCCACCTGGGGCAGCAGTGATCACTGCGCGCGACAAGTTCGAATGCGCCACGCGCGAGGTCGCGCAGCGTATGCGGGTTTATTCGCGCCTGGTGGCGATCGGCAGGATGCGCGCCGAGTTTGCCGATCGCGAGATCGAATTGATGGAAGCGATCGCCGAGGACTATCGCGCCCAGGTCGAGATCGAGGAACGCGAGACGAGGCTGATATGAGATGCGCGTCCGGAGCATCGATGGCAGGACCGGACGGGGCTGCTAGCGCCCCGGTCGGGTCGGGGCGACGGTCCCAGGCCCGCGCCTGCCATCACCTATGGGATAGGAAGTGATGAGCGTCGAGCGGTTCAACGTCGTCGTCTTCGACCGCCAAGGCTACTGGTGGTATGCCGACCGGCAGGTCAATGCCGAGCAGGCGGTCAGGTCGGCGCATCGCTGTGTGTGCCTCGCCGAGGCGGGCGGGACCGCGGCGAAGATCATCATCACCGACGATGATGATTTCACCAATTTCCAGTGGGAGCGCGGCAAGGGCATCGTCTATCCGGAGCCCAGGCAATGACGACCATGTCGGACGCGATCGCCTATCCGCCACGCGGCCTGAGCCGCCTCGAGGCGGCGCGCTATGTCGGCGTGGGGCCGGACAAATTTGACGAGATGGTCAGCGATCGCCGGATGCCGAAGCCACGCGAGATCGATCGCCGTATCGTCTGGGATCGGGTCGAGCTCGATATCGCCTTTTCGGAACTGCCGCATCGCGGCGCCGGGAACTTCTTCGACAAGGCATCCTGAAACAAGTTGCCAGCTTGGCAACTTTTCTTCTTGGCATTGTTGCCAAGTTGGCATATGTGTTGGTCATATGGAAAGGAACACACCAATGACCAACGAAGATCTTGCCGCCGCGATGAAGGCATGGCGCGGCAAAGCCACGCAACGCGAAGCCGCTGCGCGGTTGGGCATCACGACGCGGACGCTGCAGGGCATCGAACATGGCCGCGGCATCGCCCATCCGTCGCTGCTGCTGATCGCCCTCAAGGCGGTCAAGAATCCGGAGGCAATGAAATGAAGCACCCCGACTATCCAGGCGTCTCCAGTTTCAAAGACCGATACGGCAAAGACCGTTATCGCTTTCGCGATGGCGGCGGCAGGCGGGTGACCATCCCCGGCGAACCGCACTCGCCCGCTTTCGATGCTGCCTATCAGGCCGCCATCGAAGGCCGCGCCGTGCCACAGGCCAAGATCGTACGCCATCCGCGCGCCGCCAGCCCGCACAGCCTGCTCGACTGCTGGTTCCGGGTGCGCAACCTCAAGAGCTGGTGGGACGCGCTGGATCCGCTCACGCGGGACAATTACAGCCATGAGATCGAGACGTTTCTCGACAGCAAGTCTCCCGGCGGCGGCAAGTGGGGCGACGGTCCGGTCGAAGATTTCAAGCCGCGCCACGTCCGTGACATCATGGAAAGGCTGACGCCCTCACGCGCCCGCATCCTGATGACCGTGCTGCGCCGCATGATGAAGGAAGCGATCCTCCAGGAGTGGATCGAATACGATCCGACCCGCGTCGGCATCGACCTGCCGAAGCGCAAGAACAAGAACGGCCACAAGGCATGGCCGCCGCACTTCTGCGCCAAGTTCGAATTGCGCTGGCCGCTCGGCACGACGGCGCGCACGGCTTATGAGCTGGCGCGCTGGATGGGCGCCAGGCGATCTGACATCGCCCTGCTGCGCCACGACCAGATGGTCACAAAGCTGATCGACGGCGAGCGCGTGGACGGCTTCCTGTTCGTCCAGCACAAGGGCCGCAACCGTGACGGCGCATTCGAGAAATTCCATCCGTTGAACGACATGCTCGTCGAGGCCATCGCGGCGCGACCGGCGACCGGCGACACCGTCCTCGCGAAGCCGGATGGCTCGCCCTACAACATGAGGTCGCTATCTTCGATGATGCAGCGCGATTGGGCGCCAGCGGCCGGCATCCCGGCTGGCTACACCCTGCACGGCCTGCGCAAGGCGATGGGCGGCATGCTCGCCGACGCCGGTGCGACCGCCGCCGAGTCCCGCGATGCGCTTGGCCATGCGACGTTCAAGGAAGCGGAGTTTTATGGCCGCTCGCGCGATCAGGCCAAGGCGGCGACGAACGGTATGCGCAAGGTGCTCAGGCTGGTGCGTGGCGATGAAAAGTGAGTTTGCCAGCATTTTGGCAAACTTTGGCAAAGTTCGGCATAACCTCTTGATATCGCAAGCGGTCGACCATCTGAGGCATAATGTTGACTGGTAGAACAATCAACCGGTTGGAGACGGGTTTGCCACAAATGTTCCGATTGCGTTCGACTAGGTTTGGCAAACTCACCCTGGCATCGCACGGCAACTCTTTGGCAGCCGGGAGCAAGCGAGGCTTGTGCCACATCACCATCTGACGGGAAACGTGTCGGTAAAAAGGAACCATCGAATTGAAGACGATGCTCATCGCGGCCGCCATCGCTGTAGCGTCCATAGTGCCGACGCACGCCACTGCCGTAGAACCGCTGACCCAGGCTGAAATCCGCGCGCTGCCGTTTTCAAAGGCGGTAGCCTACGCGGGCGCCGTAGACGCATACTGCTTCCCGCTGCGTGAGTACAATGTCTGGTCATTGACCGAGGCGCACCAGGTGCAGATCGAGTTGCTCGGCTACGATAACAATATCTGGCACCTGATCAACGAGGCCCACTCGCATCTGAAGGGTGATCAGGCGGCTTGCGAGCGGGCGATGGTTTTTGTCGACCGCATCGTCGGGCAACTCCCAGTGCTGAAGCCACGCATGGACCTCACCCTCAAAACCGGACCAGTTGAGACGGTTGATTCCTGCCGCGCGACGGCCGATGAAGCGGAACAGTTCATGGTCAAGGCGCCTGATGTTTTCTCGGCGGAATTCTCCGTCGCCCTAGAAACGTGTTCGAGGCATATTGCCGGCAAGAACGATGCGCTCACAAAACGTATCGATGCCATATCCGCAAAGATGAACGAGCGGGTGCCGCTGGAGTAAAGAACCCGCAACGCGCAGGAGCTGGCAGCCGCCACCGGGGCCAGGGATCGCAAAATGGGAAGGCCGGTTGGACGATGAACGCGCGCGACGAACAGATCAAGCTGACGGCAACTTATATGAACGGCCTCGCGATTGCCATCGCGGCGCTCGGCGCGCTGCAGCCTTTATTCACGGATGCTTTTGCCTCTCCCTTCACCGCGGTTCGAGTGGGAATTTGCCTGTTGATCAGCATCCTCCTACATTTGTTCGGGCTGGCAATTCTCGGGAGCCTGAAGCCTTGACCTGGAACGCGCTCAACGATCTCGCACTGTTTGCACTGGCACCCATCGGGATGCTGGCCATTGCAGCTGGGCTTTATTACGCGCAGAGGCATCGCTGGTGGCCGTTCCAGTAAACGATAGCAGCCAAAACCTTTTCTGGCGGCCGTGGCAGCCGTGCCAAGCGGCCTCGAGCGATGGGCTGGCGGAAAGATAGCGGCGACGCCTCGAGATCGTCCTACGGCCGTCCTGCGGCACGCAGCGAGGGCGGCATACGATGACGATCGACGAGGCTCGGACGAACCGGGCGGACCGCGCCGCCGCCCAGGCCGAACTTGTCGATCAGCTTGAACATCTCCAGCTTCTCCTGGTGCCGGTATTCCTCGACGCGCAACAGGTAGAAGGCGGCGCCGGCGATCATGACCACGTTGAGTATGACGATCACCAGCAGCAGCGGCTGCGCCCTCAGGGCGTCGATGATGCCGGTCGCGACGACGACCGGGTTGCCGCTCGGCTGATGGACGATGACCGAGCCGGGACCTGGCGCTGGTGTCACGTCACCCATATCAGCCACCCCACGAAAACGATCGCCGCGACGAAGACCACATAGGCCAATACGGCGGTAAGCAGTTGTTTGGTGCGCAGCGTCATCGCGTCTCGAGGCGGAGCCGCTCGATCTCACGCCGCTCGGGCTCCGGTTCCGCCTCGCACTGCTGCCCCGCCGGCCGCATCACCGCGGTCTGCCCGATCACCTCGTCGCACCATCGTGGCTCGCGGTAGGCGGCCAAGTTGGCGATGCAGAGCACGGAGAACGGAAATGCGAAGTCGCGGCACTCAACCGGCCCCTGATCGACGCTGGGGCGTTCGGCCGGTCCCTGGTTGATGCTCTGCGCGAGCGCGCCGGATGCGCCGAGCATGAGAAACGCGACTGCCAGGAAGATGCGCATTGTTGCCTCCACTACTTGAACGACGCCACGGCCAGCACATTGGTAACCACGGCAGCCCAATCGGCGCTGATGGCTCGGTTAGCTTCATCGGCGGTGAACAGCTTGCTCGCCGACGACATGTAGCGGGTGCCTTCGATGTCGGACAGGCGGTCGAAATCGAGGCCGGTCCACGCTGCGGAAACACCGCCCGAGCTGCTCACTTCCTGCGAAATGCCGACGGCAACACTTCCGGCGGTGACGTCGCAGGTGGTCGAGGAAATCCCCGTCGTGGTGTCCGAAGCATTGCCGGTGTCGATCGGCGCGATGCTGCTCAACTCCAGCCGCCATACCGCCATGCCGCAGCGATCCTTGGTGACGGGGAAGGTCGCGACGACGTTGCCGGATGTGCCGGTAGGGATGGCGGCGATCCAGATCTCCGCTCTCGGGTTCAGCCCCGCAGGGCTGCTCACGACGCGGGTGGCGGCGACGCCGCCAATCGTCAGCGATGTTGCCAGCTCCTGCCCCGCGCTCGCTGCAACGAGGCCGACGGCGATGTGGCGGCGGGCATCCTGCGTCCCGCCCCATGTGACGCCGGACGCCGTGAAGGTTGTGGCGTCGGTGGCAAATACATGGTGCGCCATGTCCTGCCTGGCGGCACCGCCAGGAAAATTCCAGCCATACATCTGGAGTTCGGCGCAAAGGACATCGCGGTCGCCGCCATCGGTGTGCGTTATCCTTATCCAGATGCAATCCCAGTAAGTGGTCTTGTCGGAACTGACGATCTGGCGACCGGCGCTCTCGTTGGCGGTGTCGGTGAAGGTGATGGAGCCGAGCAGGGTGCCGCCTGCGGAGCCGCTCGGCTCCGCGCCCTGCTTGCCGTATAGCTGAATGGTAATTGAAGGATTGGAGCCTTGGATAAAACCGTTGTCGTTGGCTCCAAAGACATTGACGTAGTCGATCTGGACCGGTCGGGTCAGGGTTCTGCCCAGCCAGCCCTGGCTTGAGGGACTGACGGTAGGTTGCTCCGCGCAGTTGGCTGTCGCTTGGGAAGTAACGCCATCGAACGCATTCGATATGCCGCCACTGGCAGTCATGTTGCCGAAATTATTACCGACGCTCGACAGCAGCGACGACGGGCCGCGCGCCGCTCCGATGGGCATGGCGATGCCGGGATGCATTCAGCCTCTCCGCAGGACCGACGTGATGTACACGTTGCCGCCACGGCAGACGTAGGCGAGGCCGAGCAGCTGCGCCGTGGTGATCGAGTAGGGTCCGACCTCGACGCCGGTCATCAGGAGATAGGCGGCATTCAAGGTCAGCGTCCTGGTGGCGCCGGACGAGGTGAACCACATCACGCCCTTCTGGCCGTTCTTCACGTTGGTCGGCGCGGCGATCGTGCGGTTCGCGGTCAACGAAGTTTCGCTGTCGATGAAGGTGGCGAGCGACACGGTGCTGATTATGGTCGTGTCGGCGATCGTCACCGGCACGGCCGCCGCCCACAGCGCATTGACCGAGGCCAGCTTGTTTGCCGTGTTCGCCAGATACTCGGCTGCGGTTGCGATCGCCGCCGCGAGCAGACCACCATAAGGCAGGCCGGTCAGGTTGGCGGCGTTACCTGCCGTCGGCGTACCGAGGTCGCCGTTCTGGAAATAAGCAAGCCCGGTTCCCGTCTCGTCGATCATCAGGCCGCGCAGGTTGGCGCTGGTCGGATTGTCGGCGAAGCTGTCGAAACCGGCGGCGCGCACGACTGCAGCCCACGAGGTCAGGGCGGCAGAGGCGGTCTGATAGAGGCCGCTGAATGCAGCCTTGAGGTTGGCCCATGTGATCTTCGCCACCATCCAGGCCGGCGTCGAGGCGGAATTCGCGATCGGGAACTCGTCGGCGTCGGCCAGCACGGTCTTGGCTGTCGCATCGTGGATGTCCTGGCCGATGCCGGTGGCGCTGATCGGCATCGGGATCCAGTTGTCGTTGGCGAGATTGCGCTGCTTCAAAAGACCGTTCGGCGTGATCGAGGTGTCGAGCCAGATCATGCCGGGGAACTTGTTGGTCGGCTCGACCGGGCCGCTGTTCTGCGAGACCAGGGCGGCGAGCGCCGCGTTCATGTCGGTGCGGACGCCCAGGCCGGGCGCATTGTCCAGAACCATGTCGTGCTGTGCCATGATCGCGCCTCCCTATTCGTCTTGGTGTCTGCGAGCGTGAGCAACGCGGCATTTGTCGCCGTGCGTCGCACGTTCTTCGTCGGTCCAGGTCTTCGGTCGGCGCCGTGCCATCTTTTCCCTGAACGCAGGATCGGCCCAGCGGCGTTTCATTTCGGCAGCCCGCTTGGCCTGCACTTCGGCTGAATGCTGCCTCGTTAGCTCGCGATCGCGATACACCGGATCAGACCAGTGCGCTTTCATCTTGTTACTGCGCTTGGCAGCATAGTCGGGATCGGCGGCCATTTGCTGCGCCTGACGCTGTCGCAATCCTTCGCGCGCGTCTGGCGACGCCAATGCCTGCCGGGTGCCCTCGCGGACGCGTTCGAGCGCCGCCTTCGAGAAGCCGGCCGGACCGATGCCAGATCGTCGCTCGTTGAGGAGCGGCCCGCCGTCCTCGGCCATTCCATGCTGAGCGATGAGGTCACGCTCAGCCTCGATCGCGGTGTGCCGATCCGGAAACTCGGCGAGCGCGACGAAGGTAACCGGGCGGCCTTCCCCAGCACGTTCCCGCATTAGCTGATAAAGTGGGTGCAGCAGCCGCCTCTCAGCGTCCCGCCGATGCAGCCACTGTCGCGATGATAGCCGTCTGGCGACGCCGACATAGATCATCAGATCACCGTCCATGATGCCGTAAAGAGTGTGTGTACCCATTGCAGCAGGCCTCCCAATCCTGCAGCGCCGAGTATATAGCCGTATCCTTGCGCGTGCCAGTCGAACGTACGGACCTTCTGCGTCACGCCGTCCGGCGAGCCGGTGATCCTGATGTCGAAATATTCCGTGGTCTTCGCGATGATCTGGACGCGATCGGCCTCCATCGCATTCTGCACCGTGACGACCACTGCCGGAGCGACGAAGAACTGGGCCCGGAACTCGACCCGCGTGTCGGCCGCCGGGTAATCGACATCCGCGCCCTCGTCGATCTTGGCTTTGAGATCGGCATTGATGCACAACGTCTCGATGCCGATGTTCTGCCCGGCCGGCGCGGTGAGCAATGCGCGAAAGCGAAACCCCCGGCCGAAATGCTCGCCGGCGATGAAGCGCTCCCACGGCGTCCAGAGCGGGCTGGCGCCTGCAGGGTCTTCCATCGTCTCGCTGATCAGGAGCGTTATCTCGCCCGCGTAGTTGGCCCCGGCGTTATCCCAATCTTCCCACAGGTCGCAATTGTCGAGGCGGCTGTCGATCCAATCGTCGGGGATCGCGTAGTTGAAAGCGAGAATGTCGGCCGATAGCCGGACCGAGAACGGAGCTCCGGCATCGAGCACGGTGGCGAGCTCGTAGGTTCCTTCAGAGGCCTCGCCAGGAACCATCGCCGCGTCGTCGATCGTCAGCCAGTTTTGCGGCATCCTGATTGCGGTATCGTCGTGCGTTCCTTCCCAATCCGGATTTTCGCAGAACGTGACAAAGCGGACATAACGCTCGTCGGGCAGCAGGGCGATGATGATCGAATATTCCTCGCTAGGAATCCCGAGGATGTCGAACGTCCGCAGGAACCACGTTCCGGCTTGGTAGCCTGCCTCGCAGGAGGTCGCGCTGCCGGGGATCGACGGGATCACGACCTGTGCAGTCTGCCAGATCGCGCCCTCGACGGTGCTGGAATGCCTGAGCTCGTAATGGCCGCCGATGATGACATCGAGCTCGGTCGCCGGCAGCCAATCGAACAGGGCAACGCTATCCACCACGTTGACGCGGAACAGTTGCGGCGCGGCCGGCTGGCTGAATCGACCGATGATCTCGATCGAGACATCGCTGGTCGGACCCTTGAAGCCGAGCATCGAGATAGGCGTAACCTTGAATTCCCAGGCATCCTCGGTGACGTCGAGGTCGATGGCGTTCTGGTCCGTCGTGATCAGGTGCCAGTTGTCCTCGGCGCGGCGGTATTGCACCTCGAACAGCGGCGAGGTCGAGATCCAGGAGACGGTCGCCCTCACGCCGACCGAGATCGGCGAGAGCTGCTGCAGGTATTCGATGATCTCCAGGCCGGTGACGGCAGGCGGGATCCGCTGGATGGCCGAGCTGTCGGGGATCGTCAGCGCGATCTCCTGCTCGATGTAGTCCCACTTGCCGGGGAAGTGGCGCACCGCGCTCAGCTCGTACTGGTCCTGCTGGATCTGGCGGGCGCCGAGGACGCGCCATAGCGTCGGCTCGAGCTCGTCGGTCTGGTTGATCACGAACACGGTATCCGGCAGCGGCGCGGCCGTGAATGGCGTAAGCAAGGTGCAGAACGCCCCGCTGCTGTCGACGGAGAAGATTTCTCGCGTCTGCACATCGCCCTCGCCGATGATGCAGGACAGGAACGTTCCGGACCCGCCCGCCAGGACATCGTCATCCATCGGCTGGTCGAAGACGATCACGCCGGCGGTCGATCCTGCGCCCACGCGGCCGCCGCGCCGCTTGCCAGCGATGTTGTGATCGAGAACGCGGATGATATCGCCAGGACGGCACCAGGCACTTTCCAGGCCCGTCGAGAATTGAATGGTTTCGCTCTCGTAGGCTTCGGTGTAGAGCGACCACTTGCCGGTGCGGATGGCCTGCCCCTCGTTGGTGCAGCCGATCGCCGGGATCTCGACGCGCTGGATGCCGAACCGGCTGATCAGCTCCTGGTTCTCGACCACCGCCAGGCGCTGCTCGCCGAGGAACTTGGGGTCGTTCCACTGCACGGTCGCCACGGTATGCCGCGCCCGGATGTCGGTGCCGGAATAGGTGAACTGCCCGTCGACCACGTTGGCGTTGGTGAACTGCATCACCGGATCGGACGGCATGTCCGCCACCGAGATCACCTGGCCGCCGCTCCAGTAGATGAAGCCGCGGAAGATCGAGGCCAGCGCCCCCAGAAGGTCGAAGGCCTCCTGGCGCTCCATGAGCTGGGCGTTGCAGGTGTATCGCCGCTGCTCGCCGCCGTTGCCGTCCGGCACGAGCTCGTCGCACCAGCGGGCGACCTTGTAGAACTCCCACTTGTTGACCATCGCAGGCGTGACGTATTCGCCGAGGCCATAGCGGTTGTTGACGAGGATGTCGTAGAGCACCCATGCCGGGTTGTTCGTCCACTCGAAGTCGAAGGTGCCATCCCAGACGCCCGTGTAGATCGCGGTATCAGGATCGTAGTTCGATGGAATCAGGCAGAGCAGGCCATCGGTCAGGTAGCTCCGCTTCGGGATCGAGCTGAATTGCTCCGCGTCGATCATGATGCCGACCACCGCCGAATTGGTGTAGTTCACGCGGTCATCGATGATCTCCGTGTAGCTGTCCCAATAGAGATCGTTCTGGAGCTTGACGCTATCGCTGTCCTCGGTCAGCCGGGTGACGCGGATGTCCCACGGCCCCTTGCGCGGCAGCAGGAACATGACAGACCGCTGGTAGCGCGAGTTCGTCTTGCCCTCGATCGTATATTCGCCGATGAGCTCGAAGCCGCCGCCATCGTCCTCGCACTCGACCTTGAACTTGACCTTGCTGCCTTTCACATCGCCGTCGCTCTCGATCTTCTGCAGCGATGGCGTCGAGACGGTGATGCGGCAGCGATCAACGTCCGGATTGAGGATCGTCCGGGTTTGCGGCGTGTCCTCCATCAACTGCACGGACACGGATATCTCGGACGATTGGGACTCAAAGCCCTTCATGATCGGCTGCGCGGGATATCCGAAGGCGAACTGGACCTGAACGTTCTCGAAATTGGAGGAGCCATCCTCCTCGTTGATCATCGCCGTGCCGTCCAGAAGGATGCCTGCCTGATTGTCGACGACGCCACGGATTGGCCCCTCGGACAGCAGATCGACCAGCTTGGCGGTCTGCCGCGACTTGAGGTTGTTTTTCTGCTCCTTGCCGCCGCCGCCGCTGTCCTTGCCGCCCCCGGCGCCGCCGATAGTGAACTGCCTGGAATCGATCCGGTTCATCTGTGACCGCCCCTCTGGTAGTCGTCATCCCTGGGCTGGTCATTCTCGTAGTAGTAGCCGCGGACGTAATTCCAGAAATATTCGTCGTTCGTGCCTGTTCCCTGCCACACATCGACATATTTCAGGGTACCGCCATCGCGACTGGCGACAGTGGTCGTTCCGGCCCTCACCCAGCCGCCTGACGGATGCGTTCCATACCTGTCCGTAGTCATTGCTGGATAACCACCGTCTGGCGGGGGAACTCCCGGCGCCGGGCTGGTGTTCGGCGTGGCCGGCGTCGGCGGCGGCACGGGCGGCGGCGCCGCGGACAGGTCGGAGCCGAGCTCCAGGCCAGCCGACACGACCACCGAACCGGCATAGACACGGCCATAGATCAGAGGCACCGCCGCTCCCTGTCCGGTCACGTTCTCCGGTCCCGTGAAGGCATAGTTCTCGTCGCGCTTGTCCTCCTTCGGCTTCTCGGGCTTCGGCGTCAGCAGGAACGAGATGCCGATCATCAGGCCGGCGAACAGCAGGCCGCCGATGATGGTCGCCGTGGTTGTCCCGGCAATCGCCGGGAACAGGGCGCCGACGAGGAGCGCGCCCAGGAACGCGCGGCCCTCGATCTGCGGGCAGAAGTGGATCTCGCGGCTGGCCGGCATGATCGCCGCCTCGTCGCCGTCGCGCCAGTCGCCATCGGCGAAGATGTAGTAATGCCCATGCTCCGCGAAGGCTGCGACGAAGCCGGGGAAGTTGGCATCGAAGGCGGCGATCGCCTCGGTCGGCGTCCGCACGGCCAGCCGGTGATGCTCCCCGAACCGCGTGGCGAGCGGCCCGTGAAGATAGACGTCGATGCAGCGATCCTTGTCGCGGGTGGTGTCGAATCCATTCACGGCGGCCCACCCATGAAATCGCGGTGGCGCAGATGCAGGATCGTCGCAGACCTGTAGATGCCCCCATAGACCTCACGGACGCTCATTCGACCCATCATCTGGTGCAGCAAGATATCCGGCGCGAGAAACAGGCCGAGGTGGTTCACGACCGGCGATCTGATCTTCATGCCGAGCACGTCGCAGTGCTGCGGTGGCGTGTCCGGCGCCAGCCGGATCATCCCGGCCTGCTCGAATTGCGTGGCGATGATGTCGCCGCCGTTCTTCCACCACATCCACTCGCGATCGAATTCGGGCAGCAGGATGCCCGTGTACTCATGGAAACCATCACGGACCAGGCCGAAGCAGTCATGCGAGCCCCAACCCCACGCGCGGCCGACCAGCGGTGCGCGCCAGCCGGATGGTTCGATGACCTCGAAAGCGCCGAGCGGCCAGGATACGATCAGCCACGGCAGCGCGGTCTTTTCGCACATCGCCCTATCCGCGTCCGATGGCCTGGGGCGCTGGTAAACGTGGCTGTGCACGATCGCCTCGACCTTGTGCTGCCTGGCGATCGCGACATAGCCCTTCATGTCCATCACGAAAGTGTCATGATCGGTCGCCGTGTTCTGCAGCGGGAAATAACGATCGTCGGCGATGACGCCGCAGGCCTCGAGCGGCTGGCTCTGTGCGGCATGATCGAGCGCGGCGGCGATCTGATCCTGGGATGGCTGAAAGGTCATTCGTACCTCGCCAGCATCGAGGCCGGGAAGGCCGATGTCCGGAGAACGCCGAACTCACCGAAGCGCAGCTTGCACGATGTCAGCGTCTTGCCGCACCTGTCCACGCCCGGATAGATCGGGTCGGTCAGGACCGGATCGCCGGCATAGCTGCATTCGGCCGAGCGATAGACCCACTGGCATGTGCCGGCGATAACCTGGCGGCGCGGCAGGAAGGTTCCTTCCACGTCGAATTTCACCGCCAGTTCTAGTTCGATGAAAATTGGGTTCTCCCTCGCCTTGCGGGCGACGTAGAAGATTTCATCGACGAATGCCGTGTTCGGGTCCGCGTCCGGATTGCCATCCGGAAAATTCACCGCGTCGAGATATTTGCCGAGGGTGCGCTTGCGCGTGATCTTCGCGCCCAGGCCATCGTTTATCGATCGCAGGAACGCTCCGACCTCGCCGCCGATATTGGTGATGCGCAGGGTCGGTCGCGGCAGCTTGCCGGTGCCGGTCATTTCAAAGCCGGCCGCCTCGATCGGGATCGGTAGATAGGTCAAGCCCTGCCATGTGATCGGAATATTTTCCGCCACGCCCGTGGTGCCAGGATGCCAGCGGATAACATTCGCGCCGCCGATCACCGTATCGTCCCACACGAACATTTCGACGATCGAAAGCGGCTTTAGCCTGCCGGTATCGGACCTGACGCCCATCAGATATCCACTCCGTTCGCCTTGTAGAATTCGGCCGCGAGCGAACCCCAGAACACCGGACCCTTGCGACGGAGCTCCCAGGATACCTGCCAGGCGTCGCAGAATACCGAATAGGTGAGGCCGGTCTGCTGCTCGAGATAGGGGAAGGCCGCCGCCTGCCTGGTTTCCAGATAGGCTACCATCGCGTTGATCACGTCAGCCTCGCGCATATCCCATAGCAGCGACCAGCGCCGGTTGAGCGGATTGATCCCGTCGAGCGTTCGCTGCTGGTAGCCGTCGCCGAATTCCGCGATCCTCAGTCGCCATTCGTCGTCGCGCTTCACCGGGATATCCGGAATCCAACAGGAGATGCTGCCATCGAACATCAGCCCGGCACCTTTCTGAGCAGCCCGCCCGGGCGGCTCTCGCGGATCATCTCTGCCTGGACCAGCTTCTGGACGTTCTCGCCAAACTGCTTGGCGTTCTCGCTGTTCGCGGTAGCGAAGCCGGTCTGGCTCATGTCGATGTTGATCTTTGCATTGTCCATCGAGTAGCGGATGCTCTGGCCGGCGGCTCCGGTCCCGGCCAACCGCCGCGCATTCGGAACGATGATCTCGCCGCGATGGGCGATGATCGGCACCTCGCCGGGCTTGAGCCCGACCATGCCGCCGCTCGCGAAGCGCGGTGCGCCCGCCCACATCATCGGCGAGAATTTCCGGCCATCGTTGCGGCCGGACAAGCCAACCGTGCCGCCGGCCTCGAACAGGCCACCGCCCAGGCCACCACCCAGGCCACCGCCCAGGCCGCCGAATAGCGAATTCATGAGCGGCTTAACGATCAGCATCTGGATGACGAGATCGGCCATTTGTGCAGCCATACGCTGCAACATTCTGGCGAAGGCCTCGCCGGCATCCTCGCCGGCCATGAGGTCCTGCACAAAGCCCGAGATCCCGCCGCCGATGATGTTCGCCATCTGCTGGTTCAACTGCTGCGCCGCGTTGATCTGGTCCTGCGTGGTCCTGGCGACGTTCCGTTCGGCCTCGGCGATCGCGTCGGCCGCGATCTTGCGCTGCGCGTTGGCGATCGCCAGTTCGCGGATTTTGGCGATCTCTGCGTCGTAGAGCGTGATGCCCTGCTCGCGCGCCAGGTTCAGCGCCTTCTGCAGTTCCGTCTCGACCTCGATGGCGATTTTTTTCTGGTCGTCTGTGAGGCGGCTGTCAGTGTTGATCGCATTGATGCGCGACTGCAGGGTCGCCTGCGCGTCGAGCCCCATCAGATATTCTTCGAGCGCCTGGTTAGCCGCGACCTGTTGCTGGATCGTCTGTTCCAGGGCGGCTTCCTGATCGAGTAGGTTCTTGCGCTTCGTTCCGGCAAGCTGCACATGCACCTTGTCTTGCTCGTAGAGATCGCCGGACAGTTGCTCCAATTTCTCGACCTGGGTGACGGCCTGGCGCAGCGTTTCCATATCGACGCCGAAGCCGATATCCATCGCTACCGGATCGCGGCCGGGAGCGGCGACATGAAGGCCGGTTTCAGGACGCGCGGCCAGGCCGCCCTTGCCCGCCTTGTATCGTTCATAGAGGTTCTTCTGCTCGGCAAAACTGCGCGCCGCCGAGGTG